TTGGGATATGGGATTTGAGGGAGATGGAATATTAGCGCCTGGTATTCCGGCGGCGGAAGGTGGCATTGATGCGCGCCTTCTTAAAGCTTCTTGTCCTTGTGTTATCTGTGTTGGATTCATAATTGCTTGACAAACTCTAAATTGCCATTTATACTTCTAATATTATGATAGAGTTATTTTTATTCTTTGTCAATGCTGCCATAATATTATTTTTATTTTGTGTCGCTATCGTCTGGTCTTTACTTATTGTTATTTCAATAATGTCATTTATATTTAATTTTTTTCGCCGATCTAAGGACTCTTTCTTGCATCGCTCTTGAATGCCAATTTCCCTGCTTATATCTCATATCTCTGACTAATCTTGAGGATTGTGTTGGTTTGGCAGTTTCAACTTTACTCATTATCTCGCTCATCTGTGCTTGGGGAAGAGGCTGTCTTACCGCACCTTTAACTTGAGATAAATCTACCCCTCCTTGACTAAAGGTTGCACCGGATATTCCAGGTGATTCAACCGTTACTGGAGTTTTTGCTGCAGGAGCTATATTTTCAAGTAAATTGTATGTCTTTTGTCCAATTGTTTCTAACGGTTTTCCAATAAAGGTATTGGTAATATTAGCCAAAGCGTTCATTAAACTCATTGATCCTTTTACTTTTAATCCTGCCGGATCTTTCAAAATATCATCCATATAAGTTTTCAAGTTGGCATAAGCCCTAAAATTTGGGATAGCTTCAGGAACTTTGTCTGAGATATAACTTCTTAAATACTTTGAAATATCCTTTGTTAAGGATTTCATTTGTGGACCTATATTTGGAAGATTAAAAGCCCTAGGTCCAAACTCATCGGCTTTTTTAGCCATTTCCCATAAATTAGTCATAGACAAATCTGCGCTGTTTGATTGAAGGTTATATAATCCCTGATCCGCCAATATCTGTTTTATTTGGGTAGCAACGGCTTGATCGTTAACTCCGTTAGCTTTTAATATTTTATCTATCTGCCTATTGACAATATTACTGTTGATTGTTTTTGTCGATTTTTGTATTTTTGAAGCCAAATTACTGCCTTCATCGATTAAAGCCTTTTGTGTAGCTTCAATTCGTCCCTTATCCGAATATTTATAAATATCATGGTCTAGTAATGTTTTATTAAGCGATTCAGCCTGATCTTTAAGCACATTTTTCGCAATCAATTCCTTAGTTCCTCCTCCGGTTGTCGCCTCAAGCGTTCCTTCAATAGCTTTTTTTCCGACTCCGGCAACTTTTTCTGGTACTTTTTTAACACCTTTAAGAGGAGCCACATCCTTAAACATCATTAGCCAAGCTGCGGTCTCAACAGGACTATTCCAAGCATGGCGCAAAATATCCGTTGGATCCCAAGATATACTTCCATCTTCTTTTACTCCAAATCCGACAGTTTGAGCTAGTGATTTTCCTATTTCCGGTATTTGTTTAGCTGCGGCAGTTATGGGATTTTCTTTTGAAAAATCAAAAATATTTAAAGTTTGGTTTGGATGTTCTGTAGTCAGATAATCAAAAGCAGAAGTAGCTATATTTTTTACTTCATTGGCCGCATTTTCTATTGGGTTTCCTTTAAATCCGAAAAATCCTTCTTCTTGACCAGGAATATTTGTTTTTGTAGTAGTGCCTAAAGCATAATCTTTGTTCAAATAATTTTGTTTATCTTGTTCATTTCCATAAATGTTTATTATTGATTGCATCTTCTGGGTTAATTGATCCGGCGTATCGGCTAAGACTTCCTTGCTTATTTCAGTTTGTGGAACTGGACTTCCTGAGAACCACCCTAATCCTCTTTGAATTATATTTCCCTTTTGGACAGTTTTTGATTTTGCCATATTTGCCATTTGAGGCTGTAGAATGGCTTTTTCACCTTCAGACAATACTTTACCTCCTATTCCAAATCCTATGTGTGCCGCCTGTTTTGATGCCAATGCTCGAAGTTCTGTGTTGAAAGCGGTATCATCAATAAGACCTTTCTTCTTCTTTTCCATGAGGTCCAATATAGCTTTCGCATTATCTACATTTGTTTTATTAAAATCTAATTTTACTTTTTGGTTTTTTATTCCCTGTACCTCTTCGTCTGATAATTTGTACGTTTGATAATACGCTTCAATAGCCGCCTTGTTTTTTCCACCTGTTTTTTGTATATCTCTTAAGAGATCCTTTCTCAAAGCCTCAGCCTTATCTTTAGGTAAATTTCCAGCACCTATCTCCTGAGTTTGTTCCTGGGCAAATGGCGATTCACCTGATTGAAAAGTCGGTTGATTTCCAAAAGACGCTTCTGCCGTAATTGGAGCCGGTGATGCTACTATTGCTTTTGGAGGACCGTTAACTATACCTAGTTTCTGTGCCGCAGTCCAAGGCCCCCAACCCTCGTTTTTATACATTTCAGCCGCGTATTTTACATTTTCCTCAGGATTGGTTAATATTGATGGATCGGGACGGCCTTGTAAAGCTCTGATTTGAAACAATCCATAGGAAGGTATCGTTTGGCCGGCAATAGGATAATTGTCCCCTACAGCGGCAGGATTTCCACCGGACTCACCCATCATTACCTTTACAGCATTATCCCATTGATCTTGAGGAAAGTATTTTTTTATCAAGTCCACATATTGATTTGGCTGTGCATTTGCCTGAAACGGAGCATTCCCTTGAAATGTAGGGCTTTGATTATCGCTTATTTGAGATTGTGAAACGCCCCCACCCATTTTTTGATATTGGTCAACAAGGGCCGGATTATACGCAGACAATTCAGAAGGATTAACGACTTTTACCTCGCCTGTTTTTGTATTAAATATTTCTGCCTGTCCATTTGGCAGTATTCTTCTTAATGGCATATTACCAACCTGAATCTGAAATTATATTTCCATTACCGTCACCACTTCCACCTCCACCCACCGTATTTACTATCTGTCCGGTTGAGGGATCATAAATATACCCTGTCGAACTTACTCCGAGTGTTGCAAACTGATAGCTTGGCGACTTCTCAGCCTGTGATTTTATTTCATCCAATCTGTAATCGTGATCCTGTTTCATTTTTTGGAGTTCAGCTAATCTCTGATATTCCTGATCGGTCAATTGTCTTTGCCTTTGGAGTTTATCCGGCCCTTTCGCTCATTGTGTCAAGAACGAGTTTATAAGTTCCCAAATCATTTTGCTGTCCCTGCAATGCCAACCCTACCTTTGTTCCTAATGTGCTTTCGCCTTGAGATATGCTCCCTTGAACCCTGCCTAAAGCCGTAGATAGTTCCCCTAATCTCTGTTGTAGTGGAAGGCTTTTGGCCGATACCATGCCTTGTCTTTGAGCTTCCGTAACGATACTGTTTCGCGTTGTAGCTGACACATTAGGTTCAACCCTTTTTAAAGCATCTTCTACATTTCCTATCGCCCCCTGTATTGTAGATGAGGTTTTACGAAGCTGTGGCAGTCCGGCGGCCCCCTCAAGCTGAGTGTAAATATCTAAAGGTTTTGCCTGTGATTGCTGGTAGTTGATATATGACTGTAAAGCTCTGTCTACTAAAGGATTAGTCGTTCCAGTCATAAAATCACTTAAAGATCCGCCTATGTCATTTAAGGAGCCGTAGCCAACATTCTGCTGATCTGTAAGAGCCTGATCCAAATTGTCTGCCATACTTCAAATATAGAATTATTAACTCTTTATGTCAATGACACCTCATCCCAATCCTCGGTATCTCTATTATAAACCTTAAATTTTTTTGTATCAGTTTCATAATACACCATGACTCCCTGGCTGGGTATTTCCCCATCCGGAATTTCCGCCGCAGTACCGGCCTGGATATATAAAACTCCATCTTTTATTTGCCTTCCGTTTAACGACTTTGGCAATATTTGTATTGTCTCAACAATCTTATTTTTTAAAATACCAACCTCTTTTTTCAGGTCGATAACCATTTTTTCAAGCTGATCGTTATTAAGTGCCATTAAAATTGTTCCTCATCGCTTAGAGGCGAATGCTCAAGGGCAACTGATAACACTTCAGGACTTGTAGTGGTTGTCGTTGCCAAATCACAAGCCATTTCGATTTCCTTATGCCTTCCCCCTAAAATTGACAATCTAGCCTTTTGTTTTCCTTCAGTAGATTGAGCCGAGTCCATTTCATTCCAATCATCTTCCCTATCTAATTTGTATTTAACCGCGACAGATTCCCCGTCATTTAAGGCAACAAAATCCGCCCTTACAGTCTGTGCATCTTTTTCCTTCCACACAGCCCCATAATCTTCTATAAAAAACTCAACCGTTCCCGAAGAAAACGGATCTGCGCCTGGATCAACGTAATCAACGTAATATTGGCCTCCATCCTTTACACCTATTAAAAGCTTATTTCCCACCGGATAAACTAAGCCTATTTTGACATCGCTTCCATAATTAAGGGATGAGGGTATATAATCAAAAGTCAATGAATTTTCATATCTGATATTTTTTGTTCCCCAAGCATAAACACCTCGTTGAACATCATCGCTGTCCCCTCCGCCGGCAACGCCAATATAAAGTAATTTGTGCCACATATTCAAAGCTCCTGGATAAATTTCAATATATTTATCTTTCTCAAGTTTGGGTATTTGCTTTACAAAAGAAGCGTCAGATCCTCCCTTATATTCCATCAACTCGCCTGAATAGCCAGGAATTATGTATAAAGTCCCTTTTGAAGTAAATAAGGCATTGACTCCGCCTTCGGGTAAGTTTATAGACAATTCGTAAGTTTTGCTGTACCCGTCCCATAAAAAGACCCTACCATCTTCCGAGTCGTATATGTTATCTCCCCTCATTACGCCTATTGCCAAATACCCTTGCCAAAGAGCCAAAGCCCTAACCCTGTAACCTGACGGAAAGGTAAGCCTATGTGGATCATAAGATGATGCATCCCAGACTGCTAGATACCTCCCATTACCTGTCACTAGCATATTAAGAAACTGTATTTGTGGATGCCATTCGGTATCAGTTACTAAAAATTGATAGTAAGTATGAAAATCGGCAGTATTCAGGTTGTTGTTCGTGGTGCTTACCACAGTTCCGTCAGCAACGGTTGATGTAATATGAAAGTGATAAGTTGCCCCTAATATCGGCCTCCAGACATCGGAGAATATAAACTCAAAATCTCCGGTATGCAAACTTGCATTTGCGACAGTTTTTGAGACTACAACTCTATTTAAGGCATCATGGACAACTAAAGTCCAGTCTCCTGTTCCTGTGGCCGCGATATTAACTTCAATAGATTTTTGGGGATCTTTTTCCGGTACGAAATCCTGTCTTTTAGCACTTGATGACTCATCTATTGAAGTCTCAAGGGTATAAGTATCTCCTGTCGTATCAAGCGACTGGTCCAAATCTTCCCTGGCAGTTGGAGCCGAAAACGGGACATCGGTTGAATAAGTAGGGCTGTTTACGGCTGTTAAATCATAACCATCCGGTCCTGAGTCGGTAGCATCGTTATCAAATTCAAAATAAACCACAAGCCCCACCTCATTACCTCCAAGCTCCAAGTCCTTGTCAAAAAGCAAATCGTCAGCATCGCGTGCTATATTCCACAATCTCGCATCATCCATTTTTCCGTCAAAAAACTTTTCAGCCGCCCCTGCCCCGCTGAAGGATGCCCCTATCGAAAATAATGCCGTACTATCGTAAATTGCACCTAAAGCTCCCGTTGTTGATCCTACCGATTCACCATCTACATAAAATGTGGCTATCTTTGTTGAGGCTACCCATGTAACGGCTACCCTATGCCATACACCAGTCTCCGCGATTGAAAATGGACGGGTTAATATCTCGCTGTTTGCTCCGGTTGAAGAGATGCTTAAATTTAGCGTATATCCGGTAATTGTGCTTAAATCATTGTCAACAGTCGAGTAAAGAGTTGGGCTTGATGTTCCCGTTAACGCTGTTGAATAGTTTATATGTACTCGTCCTACCGATCCCGTTCCACCTTGAATAGCAAATCCTGATGTATTATATCCTCCTGCCCCGCCTGATGAGGTTAATAAGGCCGTACCAAGTGTTCCTGTCTGGGTTTCAATTAAGACTGATCCTCCGGCCCCTCCGCCTCCACCTCCGTTTGCATGTCCTAAGTCAGCCACTAATCCCTGAGCGCCGTTAGCCGTAATTGATGCTCCGGAGTTTACAGTAAAAGTCGCTCCTGCAATATATATTATTCCCCCTCCTGCGCCTCCTGATCCTCCACCCTCACCTGCGCCTACTGAGTATGAGTTTCCACCCGATCCTCCTCCTCCACCCATATACATTAAAGCAAGCAAATCTTGGCCTCCAACAGCGTTTCCAGGCTGACCCGCACCTAAAGGGTTTGAGCCTGTAGATCCTGTCCCTCCTATAGTCGCATATCCTCCCCCACCGCCTGATGATCCGGCGCTTCCCCCCGATGATCCTCTTCCTCCACCTCCTCCTGAATAATTTGCCACATAATTTGTTGAATCATAGACAGTTGTTCCATAACCTTCACCTTGCAACCCCCCTATATTTACAGTTGATGCAGGGCGTGAAGCTCCCCTAAATCCTTTACCGGAAACTGTTATTGTTCCATTTATCGTAACTGTCCCCGATGCTAAGAAAGCGAATATTCCCCCCGTTGTCCCATTCCAAGCCTTACCTGTCCATGTTTTACCCGCGTTCACCGTCACGTCTGCATATTGAGGCAATACCAGAACTTGAGCTTTGTTTGTGCCTGATGAAGAAAAGCTTATTTTTAACTTATCGACAGTGGTTATCGTTCCTGCCGTGTATGCTTGAATCTTAGTTCTTTGTGAAATACCCGCGTTTGTCCCTATCATCTGGACTATTAAAATCTCCTGTCCTGCCGCAAATGAAGCGTTAGTGGCTGAAAGAGAGTAAGTATTTATTGTTCCCGAACAGGCCGCGTCAGTTGGCGCTTGAGTCGTATTACTTGAAATCGTCAAGTTTCCGGCTGATCCGTCACCGAAGTTTGAAGATGAAGTTTTTATCGAAAATTTATAGCTTCTTTGGTCTGATGCCTCATTCCACTTACCCATTATAACCATCTCCCCACCTGATGTCGGTAAGCTTTCCGACTTGATATATGCCTCCATGCTTATATCTCCGGTAATAGACAAGTCCGCATTGTCAGCCCGCGTAAAGTACATGGAACTTGAAGCTTCAAGATCGGTTGAGTGGGTATTGGTAGGCTCTCCCCCCTCTGATCCTAAGAAATCATCAACAAACGTAGGGGTTGCTCCGTCAATATTTAGAGGACCATAACGCCCTAAAACCCTGTCTGATGCGTAATGCAAGTATCCGTCCTCTCCATAATAAGCCATCCCGTTTCCATGATTTGAGGGTATTTGTCTTAAATCGCTGTATTCAAAGCTTGAGTCGCGTTTATATAAATGTCCGGTATCGCCTAACATATACACATCACTATCTACCATATCGGCCCATTTTGGAAGATCGACAACGACAGATCCCGATTCCTTTTGGGTTTTTGGCATTAACTTGAATGAACGAGGACTGGAACGCAGATCAATACAACGGGCAAATCTTATCGTATCGGAAACTTCTTTTTTCTCATAGTCTCCTATCCCGTTTATGAACCTGTCGTAGGTTATATAGTTTTTTTTTACTTTTGTAGCCATTTTAGGTTATTTCTGAGGGGAAAAAGTTATGATTTCTTATTCCACCTCTTCTCAATTTTCTTTGACCTTTAATAACCTTATTAGTTGATCTATGTCCCCATCTTTCCTTCGCGGCGGCTAAACCTGTCCCTGCATATTTGCCTGTTCCCATAAACTTAGCCTGATAATCGTCTGACTTGTCGCTATCCACTTTAGGACCGGCAAAATAGCTCATACAGGTAAAATATACGGGAAGAATATGGGTTGAGGAGGGTAAGTTAGGCATCTCGCCTATGGTGTAGCTTTCAGATCCGGCAGCAATAGCCGATCCTTGATATTCTTTTGAAAGCGTCAGGGTTGTTGTCGAGTCAACAGTCTCGATCTTATACCATCGTGGGTAATCGTCAATCTTAAAATATCTGCCTTCAAGCACGCTAGTCCAATCCGGAGAATTGTCTCCCGTTACCTCAGTCCCTTCGTTATCCAATGTTAAAATGGTTCCCTGGATATAATCATCGGCTGACAGGTCTTTCCCCTCCGCCTCATATCTTAACGTCATTACATAATCAGCAGTTGAAGGGGTAGGATAAAGTTCATAAGTTTCGTGCCTGAAAAATATATGAGTGGGGTAATCTGCTGTATTAGGATAGGATTTTAGCTCTTGCCAAAGGCTTTCATCCTTTATCTCATTTTCAGCTAAAATATGGTGTCTTACGTCATCTGAGCCTGTTACATAAAAATCCTTCATTCTTATATAATCGTCAGGAGTCGGGTAGGTATCAACATCTTCCTCTGTCAAATCAGTCCTTGTCTCCTCAGTGTAAAACGAGCCTAATGTATCCTCGACAAAATGCAGTCCTATATTCAAATGTTGCTTAAAAAATTCAAGGGCATCACTGCTGTCGTCATTGCAGTATTTTTGACTTAATTCATACTGATCCTGGAAGCTTAACATATTTATATAAAAAAACCCACCTAATTGGCGGGTATTCTGTACCTCCTAAATATCAATATACTACATTTCAGTTAATTTCTCCACTTTTTTTGCCGTACTCAAGACTGTCATCAATAAAATAAATCATCGGTTTTAAGCCTATTATCACCCCATTTACCTCATCAGTCTCCAGAACAGTAAAAATCTTTATTCTGTATTTAGTAAGAAGCTGCCTCAACTCTTTTTCAAACCGGCCTTTTCTTTCTCCGAAATCGCCAGTTGACATAGGAAGATTAACTTAGCAACTCATCCATTGATTTGGAATGGATGTCTGAATATTTTTTTGGAGGGAGTGTTTTCCCGCCAGGAGCGCCACCGCCACCCACCTTTGAGGCAAGTTTCTTTTGATCTATTACTGTATCTTTTTTCTCTTCCGTCTTTTCCCCTGGTTTGATAGGTACGATCTTTCTGTCTTTTACCTGCCAAAGAGGTGTTCCAGGCTTATATCCATGCCCACCCCCAAATTCAGGTGCCACCTTAATCCATAATTCATAAGCTTCTTTCATTGAAGTAAGGCCATTTGACGCTCCCATATTAGTTATCAAGTAATCTACAAGCTTTCCCTCCTGAGTTTTAGGATCAGCCACTTTTCCCTCCTTAGCCATTGTCTGCATTTCCTTGTCAAACTCTTTATTCTGGTTTTCGGCAATCTGTTTTTCTTCCTTTTCCAACTCCCTTAAAGCTTCCCTTATTTGAGGGGCTGTTCCTTTTAAAATTATATCCGGATGGTCTTGGAGATGCCTAACCACTTTAGTAAACGCATCGTTCCAGTCTTTAGGCTCCCTTTCTTTAGGGATAAACAATTTTCCCTCCTCATTTTTTTCGTACTTGATAAATTCGATTATCTTTTTTTCCTCTTCTTTTTCGTCTTTTTTAGTTCCGCCGGCATCTTTTATTTCCTTTTTCTTTTGTTCCACATACTCATCAATCTCTTTCTGTGTACTTAGCTTCTTCATCTCAAGCTTTTCCTCATCGGTTGGCTCATTTTTCTTTTTTTCCTCTTCCTCTTCCTTTTGTTTTGTCGCGGCCTCAGCCTCTTCTTTTTCCCTAGCTTCTTTTTCTTCAGGGGTTTCTGCCGGCTTTTCCTCAGGAAAGCCCTCCTCGGTAAGTTTTTCAAAGCGGACCTTTTCCTCATCATTCCATTTGTCCTTATTATCAAGGATTGTTTTTATATCATCAGGACGCAGTTCATCATTGCCTTTAATTACGGCTAGTTCAAATTCATCCATTTATAGGGTAATCAAACTCTTTAACAAGCTCATCTACTGTCATATTTTCCACCTTGGCCATTGTTTTCTCATCAAGCTCCATGCCTAATTTACCTTTCGCGTAATCATATAGCTGTTGCCTGGTGACTACTTTAGGAGTGGTATCTGCCGGTTTTAAACCTTCAAACTCATCATCTTTATCTTCCGGCAATACAGTTTTATCTTCCTCATGGGTGACTATTTTTTCTTCCCTGGGAGCCTCATCAGGTGTAGGAGGGGCGAGATTAGCTTTATTTTTGTTTCTTTTCAAATATTTATCTAAGTCAGACGGCCTGTTATATTTGTCTATATTCTCTATAGCCTGCCTTTCGGGAGATTTCATTTCAGGCGGATTTATTACATCAACATTAAGGATAATTTGAGACTGCAATTTTTCCCTTTCATTTATCTTGGCTGTGCTTATTTTGCGCTTGGACAGGATTTTATCAATAAGATGTTTTACGGCCAATCGCGCTATGAAGTAAGGGATAACGACAACCTGGCCCGCCTGTAGTTGTCTTACATAAGCGTTATTGGGATCTGAGATATTATATTCAATTACAAATTCTTCATTGTCAATATTTTTAATTGTCACCATGTCATAAAGACTTTGTTTGTTTTCCATTAGCTTGTTGCCTTTTCTATTTCGGTTTTAGGCTTTTCCTCAGGAACTTTTAAAGGGCTGTTATCGACTAATTTAAAAATACGGAGTTCCGGCGTGATACCGCTTGAAGTTACTCTTAGTGCAGGTTGGAATACAAGACTTCTTTTTTTCAAAAGCGCGTCAAGTTCATTTTGAAATTCCGTTAATTCTTGGGGAGTTGGAGTGACTGCTTTTTTTGCGGGTGCTTGTGGTTTGTTGTCCATAGGGTTTTCTATAACCTCAACATAAAAAGAATAAACTATATTTTAGATTTTGTCAAGTGTAATTCAAACTCTAAAATGTGAAGGAAACGGACTGACAATATCCAAATAAAGCTTGAAACACAAATCTCTGTCGCTATCATCCCCCCATGATCCCGAAACATTTGCGGAGAAATTACCTGGATGGGTTGGAGAGCTATTGTCATCCCCAACTATAAGGGCATTACCCTCGCTGCCGTTGTCATATTCAACTGAAAGGACATAATGAGTGCCGCTTTCAAGGATAAACTGCTGACCTGAGCTGAAATTAAATGTTTCAAGAGATAACGTGGGGTATTCTGACGAAAGAGTGGTAATATCGAAAGGATCGGAAACTGCTAGGGGAGCGCCTGTGGGGACGCTTGAAGTGCCGAAAGTTCCCGAATGGGCATAAATTTTGGCGTAAATGTTTCCAGTTGGAGATCCGAGCTTGCCTAAATAAAACTGGGCGGCAGTAAACTTTGTCCCGATACCGGTAAATGACTGTCCCACTGCTAAATAATAATATCCTACAGTTTCAGTATAATTAGAATTACTTTCATCATAACTGTCAATCATTGTATATTTGGGCGCATCCTCAAAAAGCCACCCATCATTATTGTCTGTATCTACTGAATGGCTACCCGCATACCATGTAGCTCCACCTGTAGCATTGGAGTTTGAGATGTCAAGGTAATCACAACTGACTATTCCTGAAGATTTAGAGAGGGTGAATTGGGTTGGGGTTTCTGCATCAGTACTATTTAAAGTAATTAGATTTCCAGCTGTAAAACTTGTAATAGTTTGAGTTTTATCAGCTTCAAATAAAACTAATAATCCAGCATCTATTTTAATATTATTGAATGTATTGTCTCCGAAAACACTAACTTGGTCTGCCGCTATCCAAAGATTGTAATATGTTTTACCTCCATATAAAGAATTCTCAGAACCAGTAAATTTTATCGTTGATGTTTCGGATGTTATCGTTACAACTTCACCATTTAATTCTTCAATATACCAACCATCTAATTCCGATTCTGTTATCTCCCACGTCCCACTACCCATAATAACTGTGGGGGTATATCCTGTATCGGCATAGAAGGAGAAGTGATTAGCAGTTACATTGTGGTCATTGGCATCAAAAGTACCGCTTTGTTGGTAAAACAACCCTGTTATTCCTAAATCGTCCTGCAAAGTCCATGTTCCTTCTCCTTCTATACTAATATAACCACCAGTTAAAGTCGCACCAGCAATAGTAATTGTTTCTTCCGAATTAGAACTAAGAGCAATTCCTCCTCCACCAGTTATTAAATAAGTTAAACCACTTTCAAGAATTAAACTTCCAGAACAATTCAAACCATTATTTTCACCTGATATCGTAAAAGTATGCCCTGATGAACAAGTAAAATCGTGAGATTGAATTGGTCCTCCACTATCAAGAGTTATAGTTCCTCCTCCTCCAAATCCTGAATTAGAGTCTATAAAGACATCATCTGAGGAAGTAGGCAAATTTCCATTGCCAGGAGAACCGCCACTAGAAGTAGCCCAATGGTTGTCATCATCTGACCAGTCACCAGACGACCCCACCCAATATCGGTTTGCCATTATATAAATATCACATCCGAATTATCAGCTAACTCGGCAATTTTTAACCATGTTTTCTTGTTTTTAGGCCAACTCATCTCGGCCATAAGAATATGGGCTTTCTTCATGTTCACGTTGATCTCAAGGGCTTTAAGGCATGATTCCCTAGCCTCGCCACCTCGGTTTGTATACCATAAACACTTGGCACGGTAGTAATATCCTTCGGCTTTTTCAGGGAGCCATGTTGACACTTTAAGATAGGCGTCAAATGCCTCTATCGCCTCGTTGTACTTTTTAAGATCAAGGTATTCTTTTCCTAAATAAAATAGAGTCCTTGGCGTCTTATCCATAGATTTTAGGATTTTAAGGTTCCGTTCGGGATCTTTTTTGTGATTGACACTATATCCGCACTCACGCTCAATGTCCACGTTCTCGTTTTCCAAGATATTAAGATTTTCGTGGACCTTGCCAACCCAAAAGATATCTGGGTCGTTTTTGAATATGACCTTGCGCCAATGCCAGTTTTTGCCTGACTTGCTCTTAATTGAAAGCGCCCTTTTCTTGGCCTTGCCTATGATCTCTTTGACCTTTGAGATGGGAGTTAAAAGTCTATGGTCAGCGTCAATGGATAAGATAAAATCCCCCGTAGCCTTACCCTTAGCATGGTTTCTAGCCTCAGCGAAATTATCATTCCATTTGTAGTCGGTAAAGACCTTATCAGTGTACTTTTTGGCTATTTCAATCGTCTTGTCAGTAGAACCCGTATCACATACGATTATCTCGTCAGCCCCCTTTATGGAGTCAAGGCAATGGGTAAGTATTTCCTCTTCGTTTTTGACTATTAAAACACATGAAAGGCGCATATTTTATTATAGCATTTTCTTATAGAGTTATAATTTGTTGTCAAATTTTTAGGAACTTGCTCTTGTCCTCAAAGCCAAAATTTGGAAATTTACAGATGAGCCATACATATTTTGGAGTATAGGTACTCCAGCAGTAAGGTAAAAATTTATTTTATTATCGGTATCTTTAGTTATAGTAAAAATAGTGCTAGAATTGGATTGAGCTACTAATGACGGAACTGATCCACCAACAAGAAATAACGCAGTAACACCAGTTCGGTTAGTATCAGTAATAACAAGAAGTCCTGAAAAATTGTTACTTCCTCCTAATATATTTGACGTTGCATTATCAGCTAAAGTCAAGACTGTGTTTCCTGAAATATCCATTGCCATGTCAGTCGCACTTCCTTTAGCTGAAGTAGCGTTAATATAGGGGTAAGTAATTATTTTATTGGTCAATGTTTGTAAATCTGTGTCTCCGACTATAGTTCCTGATGGAGATGTTTTTGAAGTACTCCATTCACTTCCCGTTGAAATAGCGATTCCTGCCTCTGGGTATGTTGTTGGGCCAGTTGGTCCTGTAGCGCCCGTTGCGCCATCTGCTCCATCCTCACCCGTTGCACCTGTGGCTCCAGTTGCTCCTTGAGGGCCTTGAGGTCCAGTGGCACCAGTTGCCCCGTCAGCGCCATCTTCTCCAGTAGCCCCCGTTGGACCTGTAGGACCAGCGGGACCTTGAGGTCCAGTGGCACCTGTAGCTCCTGTTGCACCAGCGGGACCTTGAGGTCCAGTGGCACCTGTAGCTCCTGTTGCACCAGCTACACCTTGTATACCCTGAGATCCAGTAGCCCCCGTTGGACCTGTAGGACCAGCGGGACCTTGAGGTCCAGTGGCACCTGTAGCTCCTGTTGCACCATCGGCTCCGTCCTCTCCTGTAGCGCCTTTTTCAACCATTAAGCTCCAATAAGTAGTCTCAACTCCTGGCTCCTTATTAGTCCCTGCCTGAATACAAACATATCCTGATCCGTTATGTTCAACACAGTCGTTTACGCTGTAGGCAGTACCGCTATCCCAAGCACCCTCCCAAGGGTATTGAGTGCCGGTAGGTCCAGTCGGTCCTGTACCACCTGTCGCCCCCGTTGCCCCATCTGATCCCGAAGGACCAGTTGGGCCTGTTGGTCCTGTAGCGCCATCTTCTCCTGTTACCCCTGTCGCTCCGGTTGACCCATCCTCTCCTGTGGCGCCAGTTGGTCCTGTTGGGCCTGTATTACCTTGAGCAACCCAAGGATCCCACCAGTCTGTATCTGTCGGAAGATGATTAGTATTTGAGTCCTGATTAGATATATATGATGATCCATTATAAGAAACTGCATCATCTGTTTCATAGGTAGTCTCGCTATCCCAAGCCCCTTGCCAGTCTACACCGGCACCAGCCGCTCCTGTGGTGTTACCCAAGCCCCCTCCCAAGGGTATTCTGTTCCAGTATCTCCCGTTGGACCTGTAGGACCAGTATCTCCAGTCGGGCCGGTAGAACCAGTAGGTCCAGTTGGACCTGTAGATCCGGTTGAACCGGTAGGACCAGTAGGGCCTGTGGGACCAGTCCCTCCAGTTGAGCCAATTGGTCCGGTGGGACCAGTTGCGCCAGTTGAGCCTGTTGGGCCGGTTGGACCAGGTTCAACTTCAGCTAATATCGCCCCCGTTTCAGGATTAACCCTAATGTTAGTAGGAGTTGCTAAATCTAGGGAAGAAACACCCTGTATTGCCGGAATATAATTTGGATCTCTTGGTGTTGGCATATTAAGCTGGTTCCAATATAACTGCACCTGTTGCCGGATTAACAGCTATGGGGACTGGTGTTTCATCCTGAACAAAAACCTTGTCCCCTATGGTTATATCCTGGCTTGATACGCCAGTTAAAACCGGAACATAATTTTCGTCTTTTACCGCCCTATCATTCGAGTCTGGCATTTTATTACAAAAAAAGCCCACCTAACTGGTGGGCATACTGTGCCTCTATTATCAGTTTACTATTTATTTTCTTAAACTTCCATACCGTATTCTTTCTGACTGTTTTTGGACTACTTCAATCCTCTTTTCCAAAACAGCGCGATCCGTTTTTAATTGCTTTTCTTTGATACTAACCGTCTTTTCTCGGTCCTTCAATATAGCCAATTGCCTATCAACGCCTTTCAGTTTATTGTCAATATCCGTCCTTATCTTATCTATCTTTTCCTTTTGGTTTTTGACATATACGTCCACGTTAAATTTATCATCAAGAGCTTTTTCCTTTATGTTTTCCGCGTCTTTTAAGGCTTTATCGGTCTTATTTGATTTTTCTTCCATTTCCTTGCTTAAAGCTTCCAACTTTGAATAATCATTATTTATACCCCCCCTGAGTATATTTATCTGGATTTTATCTATGTTATTGGCTTCGGTTATTTGCTTTAGCTCCTCTTCTTTATTTTTTAATTTAGAGGCTATGCTTTCCAGCCTCCTAGCCTTTCCATGAAGCTCGACTCCTTTTTCTTTCAATGCCTCTTTTTCTTTATTTATCTGTTTCTGATGCTCCTTAAATTTGTTATTAACATACTCATCGCTGTTTTCCCTTAAAGTCTGTATTTCTATATTCAGTTTACTTAAATTTACCCTTTTCTCTTCCAATTGCCTATCAAGATCATATACCTGTTTTTTGACTATTAAATAATCGCCCCTTGCTTGCTTTAGGGCATTATTGCCGCGATCCAGGGCATCTTGTAACTTCTTGGTCTTGTTTTCAATCAAATTAAGCTTTATTTGGGCAGTATTTAATGTGTTCATTGAAGGAGATCGGGCAGACATATCCATTAACTTATCTTTCCTTACATTATTAAGATGCTCTAAGTCAGAAAGAAGTTTTTTCTTTTTCCTTTCAAGTAGCTTTACCTCTATGGCTATGGGTTCCTCCTGGGGATACATAGATAAGGTATCCTAAATTAGTTTGATGACGGCTCTACATTTCCATTACTAGAGATAGGATTCCAGATGCAATAAAAATCAATTACTCCGGCTGTGGTATTGGCTCCCCCCGATACCGTAAGAATAATATCCGTTCCGTTTAAAAGGTACTCAGGTAAGTTTCCGCTGGCATCGTTTTCAAGACCTAGTATGTAGGCTGTAGCCGGATTGGCATTATTAAGCCAAATCTCGCCTGCGTCAATGTCCGTATCGGTTTCTTGAGGTAAAAATATCGCCGTATTCCCGCTAATTCCAACCTCTAAAGTAGCTCCGCCGGCCAGTAAAGTAGTGCAGACTCCTAAAACTTGAGCCTTGACTAGTCCTGTAACCTCAAATATTGCCCCTCCATCTAAAGCTCCTCCATCATCCCCCCATGCATCAGTAGTCCCTCCTGCGAAGGTAACAGTTTTTTTGGTAATAAGACCTAAGTTTGAGATAGCCTTGTAGTTGGCATCTACATATTGAGCCTTTGATGTTTTCATATTATTTTTTCAAGCTAACTTTTATATTCTTAACTCCACCATTTTCTTCGTAAATTTTTCTTATCAAGGCCATCAATTCCATAAAATACCCTAAAGTGGGGTGATTCAATGGCTCTGAAGTGCTTTCGATTTTATAGCTGGCCTTCTCATCTGTATCAAATTCACACTCCCCCTTAATAAAATCAGATCCATCTTTATTTATTTCAAACTTGAATGTATGGGTAAACTGATCTATGGGCATACTACATTATGACACTTTAAAGGAGGAAAAGTCAAGAGGATCAAGCTATTAAGCATTATTAACCGCCAATCCTGCATAAGTGCCAGGATTAGTGTCAATAACCTGAGGGAACCAGACATGGCCTGAGGCTGTACCTTCAATATCATCACAGCCTACAAAAGTATTATAACCATCAAAAATCATATTTGCCGTTTGAGTCTGGGCTGAAATATCAATCGCGGCAGTAATTTTATCCGCCGCATTAGTCCACTGAGCTATAAAAGTATTTCCCTTAAATAAATTCCATCCTGAACATCCATCCGCCCCTGCTGACTTAATAAATAAAGCCCCGACATTATCAGGCTGAATATTAAAGATACAATTTTCCCAAACATTTTTAGATGATGAAGAATTAAATCCAAGACAAGCATTAGCAGCTGATCTTGGGGCTGTATCTAGTCCAAATGCACAGCCTTCAAAAGTATTTTCAACAGCACCCGTCATATTAAGATCCCTTCCCGTAGCATCGTCTCCTGCAGTCGCTGTACCAAGACCTGCAAAATGAACATTTGAGAAATAATTTCTGTCTCCGGTAAGTTCTACCAAAACATCAACCGAATCCTGGAATGAGGCAAACTGTATATTTGAAAAAATACAACCTCTAGCTGAAATAGTAAATGCTGGATCAACTGAATCCGTAGTCATTAAAACTCTCGATCTTTGTGAAAGTCTAACAGGACCGGTATTACCGATAAGGTGACAATAATCCTTGCTCCATGTAACTGCGGCTGTTTCGGAAGTTCCCGCCGTACTGCCAGGGACTAGGATTGCAACATCGTGATTATAAGCAGTCATCGCATCATGGGCTGCGGCAATTGTAGCAAAGGCCCTATTAACGCTTTTCCCGTTATTTGCTGTATCTGAACCGTTGGCAGGATCAATATAAAAAATGTTGCCAATATAAGGAAGCCCAAGCATTGTTGCCAAATTCTCTGGAAAAACTTTATATCCCTGCTTCCAAGCTCTTTGTACGTCAGCAATATTTTTCATAATTTATCTTTTCTTGGCTTGCTCGGCCTCTTTAACTAAATGATAATCAGGATGATCTGGGTTTTGTCTTAAAAAATTAAGATTATATCCTTTATACATTTTGTCTGCATTTTTAACTTCTTTTTTATCTTTATTTTTTGCCATGTTTAAAAAAAGCCTCTATACCTCTGCCTACTATAACTTCAAGCAAAGGCCGAGGCTTATTGAACAAATAACCTTAATCAATCTGCAAATGTACCAATCCCATCGTGCTGTCAACCGATACGACTTCTCTTGCAAATCCGATGACAATTCCACCTTCTCCACCGGACTGGGGTTTGACTGAGCCTGCAACTGCGGCTGACGGTCCAACTCCCGTAACTCCGTTTGATGTATTGGTTCCGGTATCAAATAGACATGGACAATCTCCGCCTGATTGAATCCAGCCGTAGTAGGAAGCTGTCATTGCGTATAAAGCTACTCCTACCGCGCCACCCGTTTGGGTAGTTATAGGATATTGGATAACTCCGTTATAAGGATTCTTTCTTACCGTAACCTGTGACGTAGCGTCAACCAGGGCGATTTTAAGCGGTCTATCAACTTTAAAGGTACATACTCCGCTTGTACTGGACTGCACGTCATGGCTGACAATTCTAAAGTGCTGTCCGATTCCCGTTGAGGACTCAACGTAAAGGTGTCCGTTGGCAAACAATCCTGCGGTAACTGCTGTTCCACCCAATGTAACCGAGATTTCATCATCACCTATTGCAGGAGTACCTGATACGGCCATTGATCTGAAGTTGGTATCTTCCGCCGGTTCCTGAAGCAAGTTGCCTGTAACTAAGGCAGCAGATGCGCCATTTTTTACATAGCGGTATTTATCACCCTCTGGAGAGATATATAATTCCCCAACTTTGTGCTGTGCGTATTGGCTTTCAGTAAATAAATCTTGTAGTGGTCCCATAATTAGACTCCTAATACTCCAGTCAAGACTCCTTGTCTCCGAGGCTGGAAGGTAACCAAGTTACCCAACATGTAAATATGTGCGACTGTTCCGTAAACATCCGTAGGTTGCAAGAAACCCGTCCATTGGAAACCGGTATTGTCTGTCGGAGCCTCATCATAAACTCCCTCGACAGTTGATCCGGCTCCCAAGGCAATAGATTTCAAATCCGGATCTTTGATACCGTACCAATCTATATAGTTTTCATTGACAGCGTAAAAATATTGACTCGTACATTTCTCATCAGCTACCCAGGGGATGCCCTTGATAACCATTGAGGTAAATCCCTGTGCGCCTTTAAGTGCGGCGGCAGGAACAACACCCTTGCTTCTTCGTGTAACCATCGGCAGTCCGTTTGCATCGTAGTTGGCCTGAACTATTGGAGTAAGCAGGCTTTCCCCGTCATTCCAAACTGTCTCATCGGAAATAAAGATAGTTGGTCTTTGGCGTGAGGCTGAACCTCCGGAAACCGCCGAGACTAGGGTTGAGATTTTAGTAAGATCAATCGTCCCTCCTGAAGCCGTTTTAGTACCGGCAAGGGAAGGATATGTGGTTTTTGAAAGTCCACCTACAGTGTCAGAGACCGTTCCATCATCGACTAAGTATTTAAGACCGTAGAAATCTTTTGAGTCGTTGCCGGTCCCATCGGCATAGAACATTGTTCCAATATCATCCAAAGCGTCCTCTTGGGACGATTCGAGTTCAACTCTTACTAAGCTAATAACCTGGGCATCAGTCTGGTTGACAACCCTTTCAAGTCCTGGGATTGCCACCGGAATTTCGTAACCGCGAAGATCATATTGCATCATTCTACGAGTATCTGCAGTAGCGGTAGAATGTTTATCCATGCCGGAGAATGATCCACCATGAGTATTTTTGAATAGTTTAACAGGCTTTTTCAAGGTTTCACCGGACCATTTAAGTCCGTTTGACATAAAACGGAAGGTAGAAAAGTTATCGGAAAGCAAATTGTCAACAACTTTCGGGAGGATTTTATCCTGGGTTATTGTGGTAACTCTGTTTGAAAAATACATATAATTTAAAAAAAAGCCCACCCAACTTCGGGTGAGCATTCTGTGCTTCTAATTAAAAAGTATCAGATAGAAAACTGTTTGTCAAGGGGTATTTTGAACTAGCCTCGCATTTTCTTTAACCTGTCCTTCATCGCCTGCCTCTTTACATTCATCGCTATCGCAACCGCTTGGGCTTCCGGCTTGCCCGCATGCCTTTCCTTTGCGATATTTTCCGAAACTGTTTTTTTGCTATATCCTTTTTTAAGTGGCATATATTTAAGATTTTTCGGATAAGGCGACTAGTGCCTCTCCTAAATTTTTAAGAGCTTTTTTTAAAGATATATTTCCATCCATGTACTCGCTTGACGCGGCAGATACCAACTCCTGACAAGGTTCCCATTTCTGATACCGTTCATCGCGCTTATCATCCATTTCCTCATCTTTAAGTGCCGCCTCAACTACTAAGTTGTCATCGGGCAATGATTCCAAGCGTTTAATCATCGCATTATGTTTCGCCTCTAGTCTCTTTTTTTCCTTGGCATCGCTTGCGGCCAATGTGTTATATCTCATAGTTGAGGTTGTAAAAATTGTAATCTTGCTCCTAAACCTTCCTGGGGAACTGCCGGCTGTTCACCGCCAGGTGCTATAGGAGGATTTTCCGGTTGGTCTGGTATTGGGGCAGGAGCCTCCCCGCCTGGACTTGTAGCACTGCTTGCATCTGCGGCCTCGCCTGATACTGCCGCCTTTTGTTTTATGGCTATTGCAACCTGATCCTTTGTTTTCTTTATAAATTCAATATGTCTTTGCTTTATATCAGGAGACAATTCTTGAAAAATATTACTATCAAGGAAGCTTGCATATGTATCAAGGTATTCTTTTGTCGGATTTTCCCTTATTGGTATCTCCCTGCCTCGGCTTACTAAGGATATGTCATTAACCGCGTCCCTATCTATGCTGTCAGGACCAACCCCCAATATCTCCTCCAAATACCTGTCCATTGAGAAGTTGTAATATATTATTCTTTTTGCAAATTCTTTAGGATTACGCTTACCCAACCCTTCCGCGATAGACAAAGGATCGAGTATGCTTATGGCCTGGACAGTCTCATTCCTTTCCGCAACTTCATCTTTGGGCAATAATGTTCCGGCTTTTACCCTTATCGCGACACCATCCTCAATCTTATCGTTTGAAAACTCCATAAAGGCAGTATAACCGTCAGGCCCCGTATATTTAACCATTGTCGGCTCGTCCCAAAACACCTTCATCATTTGAGTAATTCCCCTGTAAAGCTTTCCCCCGCCGGTTTCAAGACTGTCAACTAAGGTCTGAGTCCTGCTCATGTTTGACCTTTGGGCTATTATCTCCTGGCCTAAAGTCTTAGCCCCTGACTGTTCTCCGCGAAGAGGGGCATTTGTTCCGAAAATATTATCTATCTCCTGACGGGCATCATTCTTGTCCCTGATAACAAACTCCGACAATTCATTTCTAGGCAACCTTGATGCGGCCCTGGTGACATCTCCGCCAACCATTACCTTTTCATCGGGATCGCCGATAAGCTTTGCCACATCCTCCTCATCAATTTTATCGGAATCAAATATCAGTCCTGAATTAGCCTGGTCTGCATTAACGTCAATCTGGTGTCCTCTTTTATATAAAATATCCTGCTGGGATAATGCCTGCTCCGTAAGGGAAGTATCATCAATAAGGAATCTTCCTGCGTTTAAGTGGTTAAAGAAAATATAAGGCTTCATCGGCCTGTCAAAGAAGTTGTTATAAACCAAGTTTCCTTCCTCGTCTTTTGAATACTCGTCATAGTTATAATGGGGATTTTTCATTTTATCCAAGACCAACTCTTTATACTTCCATGTTACGCCTTCCTTTTTGTTGCCTTTGGAGTCAAAATAGGAAAACCAAAGCTCAATATATCCTACCTGTGTTGACAATGCCGGAGTCTGATTGTCATGAGTAGCTGAGAATAACCTTTTTATATCATCTGACTTATCGGGGAACTTCAAAGCCAACTCCTCAATAGTCGCGGCCTGATACTCTCCTATCAAAGGCACATCCTCACTTTTTTTAAGAGGGGTTTTCTGCTCAATAACCACTCTTGTCGGCCTTAAAGCCTCAACAGCAATCCCACCTGATCGGCTTCCATCATCTTTAACCCTTCCGATCATTCCATCCCAATAATACTTCATTACACCAAGCCTCATCCCCATCAGAAGATGACGGGCCACCATAGCCAGCTTGTCTTTTATGTATAAATCCTCATATTGGGCCAGTAGAACATTTTTTACATATCCTGCCAGTTCCCTTGATGAGTCGGTATCATTCGCCTCAGTTACAACCGGCTCAAGGATTTGACTGGTGACAAGAGGGATAAGCGTTTCAATAGCAGTAAAAATCCTGTTATTTCTATATTCAATTTGAAAGTCATATAAATCGGTGACATATTCCCGACTGTCAAGCCATACCTTTTCATTCTGTTCGCGCTTTTTTTTCAAATCAAGTTCCGTGTCCCAATAAGCCTCACTGTCACTTATCCTCGAACTGATTATTTCCGCTATTTTCTCGTCATCAAGACCTAACGCAAGAGGGCCGTATGTAGAGGTAGTTAAAACATCCTCTGTATTTTCGTTGTCCCTGCCTTGTAAACTATTTGGAAAATCCATAATTATAAAAAGACATAAATTGCCTTACACCGTGAACACCTTACCTCATGCCCCAACCTCTCCTCGACAACCTTACCTAAATATATCAATTCAACCGCCTGATGGTGTTGCATGACAATAAGCCCGCAATATATACATCTTACATTTTTTTTAACAGCCGTTGCCTCTTTATTTAATATTACCAAAACGTGAGGTAAATTGCTGTTGTCCGGAACTGATACAAATTTTTCCTCTTCCTGATTCATCTTTTTTTCCTCCTTGTTGCAAGTTGAACACGTCTTACGACATCTGAAAGGTCTAGTGCAGGCATTGTCTGATCCTCGTTTATTCTAGGATGTTTTTCTTCCATTTTTCTTTTAGCGGCTGGAACGACTACTCCGCCCTGTGTCAATGTTTTTTGTAACGCTATATACCAGTAAACAGTTGCAAAGGCGAAATGGTCCGCCCTTCCCTCTATCGTTTCCCAAGTCGGGATAACTATTCCCAGATTATTTTCCTTGGTAGTTCGATAAAGTTGCCCCCAATGTAAAATATACTCTTCCAAATCAGTCAATGTCAAATTAAACCAAATATCCTGGGCCAGGATATTTGCCACTACCTCATCAATTATTCTTGTCCTATCGCTGTAAACTATGCCACGCTTATCCTGCTCGCCCCACCTTATCACCTCCCTCATCTTGCGGTCAGTATCAAAATAGTGTCCGAATACTTTTCCAGGATAATTTTTTATCAGCCTTTTTGGGATATTGGGGTATGGCATCATGTCTATTACCATATATGCACCGTACCTATTCCTTAAATCCTCAATCTCCTCCCAACTGTCAGTAACCCCGACTTTAAATATCCCGTACTTATTTCCTACCACATAATGTTTCAAAACCCCGACATCAACACCTATGGCAACATCAGTCATCGGATTTGAAGATGGATCGAGGACATTTATAATATCTTTCCGCGTTACCGTATAATCCTTTGAGACATACGGCTGGCCTAATGTAAAGTTATGGAAAAAAGCGGGATCACGCTTACTGTCCTCTATTATTTTTGATGCCGGTATCCAGGGAGCCATCATTTGACTTATCCAATAGCCTGATATATCAGACTTTCTTTTATATACCCATCTTCCGTACCTGCGGGCATCATCGGGCAAGTCTCTATGGCATTTTGCACAGATATATTTTTCCGTTTCCATGTTAATATTTTCAGGCCATCTCAAATACCATTCATAGTTGCAATGGGGACATTTGACGAACCAATGCTTTTTATCCGATTTCTGCCACCGGTCATCAATCCCCTTTCCTGGTATTGAAGGGTTTGACAACTGCCAAACAAAACCTAAATCCGGCCTGGTACGTTTAGCCTCATCAAGACGGGAACGATAGGTAGTAAGGACCGATTGTTTTGAGCGGTCTATCTCATCGTTAATTAGAAAATGGGCTGAGATTGAAATAGCGGCTGTTTCCTCCCAAGAACCACGGAAATACAAGAACCTATCGCCTATGCTTTTTAAGGCTGTGCTGTCGGTCTTGCCCATCATTGAGGATATTGCCGGATTGCTGTTAATTAAAGGATCTACCTTAGGAGTAACGAAATCCTTGACGATAGATCGAGAGGGTAGAGTGTATATTCCGTTAGCTTTCCTGTATTTTGCAAGATGTATTGATTTTAATATTGTGCAGGTTGAAAGGCCAATCTGGGCCGCCTTCATTATCGCCTGTTCTAAAGCGTAATCCAGGTAAATATCCCTTAAAAAGAAATGGTCATAAAATTCTATTCTTGTTTGGTTTTCGTTTACCAGCTTGTTATATTCAACGAAGGCGAGGGGGTTTATTGACTGTAAATCATCCGGTTTTAGCATATTTGAAGCTTCTAAGCTTTCTAACTACCGATAGTCTAGTGTAGCAGATTTTCAGTCTAATATTCAACTGTCAGTTTGTAGCGGTGATCCTTGCCATACTTATCCTCCAAAAGCTTCCATTTTAACCTCCACGCGGCAGTTGCGGTTATAGGAGCTTTTATCTCTATAAATTCCATCAACCCGTCATTGTGATATACCAAAAAATCAACTTTATAATCGCATATATGGCTTCCGTTCTCGCCAAATAATTCCACTTTCTTTTGCCTCTCCCAGGATTTGATTTCACCGGCGTTAATTAACATATCAAGTTCCCAGGCTTTCGTAGCTTCCCTTTTCGAGTCATAATGAAATCCCTTATAAGTTTGCTTTATAGCCCCATATTTATTCCGGCTTTGATGTTTTATTGAATACATAATGATTTTTATTTCCTTTAATAACTAATAATTATTTCTTAAACTCTCCTCTAATTATTTTAATTAACTTCTTTGTATCTTTAGCACTTATTGGACTATATTGGGCTATCTCACTACATACTTGGTCTATTATCTCCTTTACTGTTCTCTCCATTTCCTTTTGATGTTCTACTTCCAAATCTTCTATTCTTGTTTCCATCTTTATCTGTTGAGAGTGGAGGATTTTAACTAATTTCTTAATAGCTTTTTGATACTCAGGTTTAACAGCACAATGCCAATAAATAATATC